CCACCAGCAAAAAATTGAACATTTCCGCCGCTTGAATAATAAACGCCAGAAATTGCACCTGTGCTGTCGTAAATTGGGCTTCCGCTGTAAGTAATGTTGTACCCACCAACAAAACCACCGCCGCCGTCACCAATTGCAACACGGCTAAATGTAGCGTTGTTTATACGAAAATCGCCAGAAGTGCTGACATATCCATTTGTATTTATTAAATTGCTGCCGTTATAAGTCAGCGCACTACCACTCGTCGCTACCTTGCTGCCGTTCAAGTACAACACGCCGTTGGCGGTGCCGCCGTTGAGAGTGAGGTTGCCGGAGAGGGTCTGCGCCGCGGCGTCGATCGTGCCCGTCAGCGTCGGAGACGCCGAGAGCACATTGTTCCCGGTGCCGGTGTTCGTGACCGACACCGCCTGCTTGCTCGCGTTCAGCGCCAAGGCCGTCGAGGCCGTGAGCGCCGACATCGTGAGCGTGCCGCCCACCGCCAGCGTCTTGCCGGTGCCGACGTTGAGGCCCACCGAGGTGCCGCTGCCGGCTGCGGCGAACAGTCCGTCCACCAGGTCCAGGTTGGTGTTGATCTTGCCGCCCCAGGTGTCCGCCGATGCGCCGACTTCCGGCTTCGTCAGGCCAAGGTTGGTGGTGGTTGTGTCAGCCATGCTTGCTACCCTCAGGCGGCCCCTAAATAGGCCGGATTCTCTGTGTGAATTTTTTAGTCTTTGCCGGCAGCGCTAAACTACGGGATCACCCGCGTCGGCTTGACTGTCATGGAAATGCGCCCCTGGCTGAATGCCGCGCGCTCGTTCTGCAGGATCATGTCCTCGATGGCCTGCCCGTAGAGCGGGGTCCAGAGGGCGACGCGCTCGTCGTCGCGCAGGTACGGGGCCGCCTGCAAGAGCGACCCGTAGAGGTACACATCAGGGTGCCGCTCCAAGATCCAATTCGATGCGTTGGAATCCGAGAGCTTGGCAAGAGTTGCCACATATGTCAGCTCTGCGGTGTAGCTAGTGTCGGGCGGCGGCAGCGTCTCGACTTGGTCTGCAATCAGCGCAAAATATTGCGGCTTGCCGGTCGTGCGGTAGACGGTCTTCTTCGCGTCAAGCTCGTCCTCGGTCAAGAACACGAGCTGCTGCACGGGCGCCGTCGAGGTCAGCACCAGCGACTTTGCAGACAGAAAGTCAGACGGGAGCGTGGTGAACTGCGCGCTGATAGTAATATCCACGCGCTTGACCATCTTCTGGGTCGGCAGACGGCGCTCGAGCTGCGCCTCGGCCAACGAGATGAAGTCCGGGATGACCGACGTCAGGTCGTCCCGGTTCAGCCAGTCGGCGATGCTCGCCCTAAGCGCGCTGTATGATGTTAGAGCCATCCACCTGTTCCTTCATCGCCCATGCGCCTTCGTGTGAATACTCGAAGGTCCCGATGTGCTTAACCTGGTGCGAGAGGTCATGGTCCACGAGTACCTCGTATCCCGCCTCGCGCGCCTTGCGGCAGAAAAACACGTCCTCGCCGATGTAGTGATTCCCGATGGTGCTGTAGGGGATCGCAAACCACGGCGCCTCCACCTTCTCGAACACCTCGCGCTTCACCATCATCACCCCCATGCCGATGTAATCCACCGGCTGGAGCCCCTCAGAGTCCGGCGCGGTATACACCCGCCCGATCTCGCCGTCGTTGTCCATCATCGCCACCGGCTTGACCGGCATACGGCGCGTCGCATAGTTCGCGGCCACGATCGGCTTGTCGCGCAGCATGAGGTGCCCGATGGTCTCCCTCGGGAACCGCATGTCTGAGTCAAGCCAGAGGAGATAGTCCGCCTTCTCCTCCAGAGCCTGCCGCGCAAGCTCCATCCGTTGAGAGGCGATCAGAGTCCCGTGCGAGGTGTAAAGCAGCACACGGTCGTCCGTTGTCGCGGTGTGGAACGACATCGCGCGCGCTAGGTCATAGGCGAACGAGGTCATCACCGTGTCCCTTGCTGGGACTAAAATTGCGACCGAGCGGCTCATACGCGCCCCGGTCGTGTTCTAAAAAACCTGTTGTCTGCGTCGTTCAGCCAGGCCTTCATCTTCTTCGGGTCGTCAACGATGCCCTGACTCTTCAGCCGGTAGAACAACGGCATCGGTATCGAGGCCACCTTGCTCCACTCGCCCCAGCGCGTCCTCTCGTCGGTCGCTGAATACTGGGCCTTGTTCTGCTCTACGATGTCGCCGACCTCGAAGACCGTCTCGATGGTCGCCTCGTCAGAGTCGGCGTCGTAGTGCCACCACTTCGTGGTGCCTGTCGTCGGGTCAAAGTCAAAAAGCTTCTTGCCCGTCGATTGCATGTTCACCTCAACTCAAAGGGCGCCGGCACAATTACCGGCGCCCCCGAGTTTACATCACCCGATTAGGTCGTGGTGAGGTCAGCCGCGAGGCCGTGCGCGGCCTCGGTGTTAACCTTCAAGCCCCACTCGACGAGGATCATGCGCTTCTCGGCGTCGCCGGTCTTGGCAAGTTGCACGGTCTGGAAGGGACGCAGGAAGGCAACGCTGGCGTACTCGGGGTCGAGCACGAAAGCATCACGCTCACGCATGAACCTGTTAGGCACGGTGGCCACGTTCCCGAAATCGCTCACATAAACGTCCGCTGAGGCGATTATGGTTGCAGGCTTGTTGCCAGTCACTTCGCGACGAATCTCCGCGATACCCGCGAAGCCCGAAACGCGCTGCTTGTTGACGGGGCCGACCATCAGAATCTTCGGCGTACCGCCAGCGGCCCACACCTTCTGAATCACGCTCTTGAGAATCGTCTCAGTAAACGTGCGCAGGTTGGCGTCGGTCGCGTCCGTGCGGGTCGCATTCGGCTGCGTGGTGTACGACGGATCAGCGCCGCCCGTGCCCTTGTCCGTGTTGGACTTCAAGAAGGCAAGGAGCGAGCCCGTCTTACGGAGCGCCGTGCTCACGCCAGAGGAGCCGCCATCGGCCTTCTGGTTGCAGAGCATGATCGACTCCATGTCGCGCTTCAGTTCGGCAGAACGCTTGGCAAGCTGGTAGGCCAGCTCCGAGCGACGGCCAGCCTTGTCCACCGACTCGAGCGTGCCCGAGAGGATGAGCGTCTTGCGGCTGACCTGCGTGTAGTTGCCGATACGGGTCGTCGCGCTGGTCGAGTCGTAGGACGACACGTCGTCGCCTTCGATCTGCGCGTTGGTCGTAGAAGCGGCGGCGAGCGAGTCCGTCTGCCACTCAAAGTAGGTGTTCTTGACGTTCTCGCGGCCGATGTTCGACATGAACGGCGTCTCTTCCGGCGAGATGTTGTAGATCACATTCGAGAGCGACTCTCGGATACCTTTGGCGCCGAAGGTATCGAACGTATTAGCGGTCTGACTCATTGTCCATTACTCCAAGAATTGTTCAAACACGGCAGCAGCGTCGCGCTTGCTGCCACTATTTGCGAGTCTTGAAAAAGCGGCCTTCGATGCGACGACCTTGGACGACTGCGGCGTGGAGGCGGCTCCGGCCCTCATGGGCTTGGCCTTCTGGATGATCTGCGGACGCATCTGATCGCGTTTGCTCATCAGCTGGTCGAACATCATCGCCTTGCGCAGCGCCAGGACGGCCCGGGCGTCGTAGATGTCCGAAATCTCCTCGACCGTAAAGCCGAGTCTTTCGGTGGCATATTCGACGATCTTCGCCTTCTCGGCGCGCGCCTTGTCAGCGTCGCGCCACTCTGGCATGGCCTCCAAGAGCTTGCTGCGTTCGGACTCGAGGGTCTTCTCGGCCTCCGCTCTCTCTTCAGCCTGCTGCTGCTCCACCAGAGCCTGCTTCTGGGTCTGCACCCACGCCGCCTGCTCTTGCCTGGACCGGACTAGCTCGCGCTGTCTCACCCACTCGACCGGGTTCTCGGCGTAGAGCCTCTCCCAGTCAACCTCGGGCGGTTGCAGCGACTTGAGCGTGCCCTCCAGGGCTGCCAAGGTCTGCGCATACCGTTGCCGCTCTTCCCGCGCCAGGGCCGACTCTTGCTGTGCCTGTTTCCGGGCCTCGGCGATCGCCTGCGTCTTGCGCGTGTAATCCGCGGTGCGTGAGTAGCCCTTCAGCAGCTCATCCAGCGGGACATCGACTTCTTCCCCGTCAACCTTGACGCGGAATGTCTGGCCCGGCTGGGGCGCCTCTTCGGCATCCTCCTCGCCTTCGGTCTGCTCGCCCTCGTCGGCGGACTCGCTTGCCGCTAACTCGGGCTCATCTTCCACCACGCCTTCCGTTTCGGGCTGCTCGTTTTCGCCTTCGTCGGCGGCGAGCATCTGCTCGAAGACATCTTGCGTGGACTGTACGTTTCCCGGGGGTGTACCCGTGCCGGTAGTGCTCATGACCCCATTGTCACCGTCTACCAGAGATTTTGTCGATGTCTCGGTTGGCGATGGCGCCGTTGTCGATCACCACCCGCAGGTGACGCTGGATCTCGGCCAGGATGCCGACCGCGAGCCACAGACGCTCGCGCTCCTCTTGGTCGGCGGGCTTGCTCTGCCGCCAGGCTTCCATGTACCGGCGCTCGAGCTCGGCGAAGGCCTCGGCCATGATGGGGTTCTCGAGCAGCTCCTTGGCCTGCACCCCCTTGCCGGCGTCGATGTACGGGTTGCGCTCGCTCAAGCCAGCAGCCCGGTCTTGGGGCGGTTCTTCATGGCGCGCTTCAAGAGCTTGCCGCCCTTGTCGGCCTTGTTGAACTCCTTGGCGACCTTCATCGGCACGCCCACCTTCTTGGCAAACTCCTTGGAGTGCGCGGCGGCTGCCATGAGGCGAGCTTGTTTGGCGGACTTGCTAGGCATACATGCTCCCCTGATCTTGTTGTGACAGCAGCCCATCTTGGACCTGCTGCTGCTTGTTTTTCGCGAGCGGCGCCTTTCCTTGGATGAAGTCCTTCAGCGCCTTCTCTCTCGTGATTCCGCGCTTTTTTGCGGTGGCGGCGAGTCTTTCCTCGAGGACCTTCATGAAGGCAATAGGCGGAGACCCGAGCCCGGTGACCTCTCCGGCGCCGAGCCAGAGTGCAGCCTGGGCGGCCGCCGGCGATACCCCAAGGTCTTTCGCGAGTCTTTTGTTCAGCTCCTCGAATGCCTTGTAGTCTGTTTTGCTCGGCGCTTCCTTGAACCAGGTCGGCGGGATTGTCTCCCACTTCACCTTGTTGGTCTGTACAAACTCCCTTGGGTTGAAAGATTGAGCATCCCACGCGCCGTGCTTTTTTTCGTTCCACCACGAAGGCTTCGGGGTGCCCTTTGGGTCGGCCAGCCTGCTGTTTATGAACTCCGGGTCCTTGGATGCGATAGCAAACGCCCTGACGTTGTGCTTGTCCACCGTCGCATAGTCCCAGTTCCCCTTCAAGTTTTCGCCGAAGGTGAATCTCTTGGGGTTTTTTATCGGGTCAAGCTGGCCGCCGGCGAGTATTTCTGCGGCGTTCTTGAAGTGCAGGTTCTGGGCCTTGTGCCCATAGCCGGAGCCCTTCGGCGGCTTGACGGCGGGCTCGCCCCTTACCGCTTGCTGGTAGTAATAAGAGGCGATCTTTGCGTTTGCCGGGGTCTTTGCGCCGGCGCTGGTGGCCGCAACAAGGTCTATGTACTTCTCGTAGTTTTTCTGGCCGACATCTTCGCCAAATTCTTTGACAAACTCATCCCTGAGTGCGTCCGTGTTGTACCACCCGAGGCCCTCTTCGGTCATGCCTCGGCGCGCCCAGTTTAAAATCTGGTCATAGGCCTTTTGATTTTTTGCCAGCCGCTGCATATACCCGGGGGCGCCGCGCGGAGGCTCATACCTCGGAATCTCGACCTTTCTAGATGGCTGCGTGGTCAACCCCTCAAGGTTGAAGTATTGCTCATCCTTCGGGGGCTGCATTTCCGTCGGAAACGAGCTTCCGTCGGCGGCCATTGCCACCTGCCCGTCGTCTCCGCCTCGCCGCATACGAGAAAGGATGCTTCCAAACGGGATGAAGTTGCTCGCGGCAAGGGCCCCCGCAACGGGGTCTCTGTCACGGCGCGCGCGCTCCAGGTCGCGCAGCGCCATCGCCTGGCCGACGCCGGGCAGCGCCCC